TCCGACCAGTCGATTGTTCGCTGCATTCGCGATCTGAAATCGCGCGGACTTCGGGTCGTGTTCTATCCGTTCATTCTGATGACGGCGGCGGGCGAGCCTTGGCGCGGCCGAATTACCTTTAGCGGCAGCGATATCTCAAGCGCCGCGACCACAGCAGTCAACAATTTCCTCGGCGCGGCGGCGACGACGAACTTTACCCAGGACAGCGTCAATCTAACTGTTGCCTATTCGGGATCGCCGACGGATTTCACTTTCCGGCGGATGATTTTGCACTACGCCAATCTGTGCGTGGTCGCGGGCGGCGTCGATCTGTTTCTGCTCGGCTCCGAATTTCGCGGCCTCGAGCCAATCCGCGGCCCGGCGTGGACCAAAGCCGGCATCACCGGCGGCGACGGCAAGGTCACCTGGGATTATCCGTTTGTCGCCGGTTTGATGCAGCTCGCCGACGACGTTCGCAGCGTATTCGACGCGGCCGCGCTGACAAAAGATACGGTGAACCTGCATAATCTGGTCGCTTATTCCGCGGATTGGTCGGGCTGGATGGGCTTTCAGCACCCGGGAGAAAATGGCCAGTGGCCGCATCTGGACCAGCTCTATGGGCATAACAACATCGATCTGGTCTCGTTCGACAATTATCTGCCACTGTCTGATTGGACGACGGGGGACGGCGGCCTCGATGCGCAGAACTGGCTTGTGCCGGCGCCAGGCGGCGCGTGGCCGCCGACTTCGGCAACCTTCAATGGCCTCGGCATGACCGGACAGCCAAGCATCTGGAGCATTCCCTATCTGAAGGCAAACATCGAAGGCGGTCAGTATTTCAACTGGTTTTACAACGACAGCAACAATCTCGGTATTGGGTTCGATCCGAACGGCACGGATCTGCGTGTCTCGATGCCGGAGGGCGACAGGCTTGCGCAATCGCGCAATCCCTATTCGGCCAATCAACAACTCCTCGCTAACAAGCAGTTGCGCTGGTGGTGGAACAATCAGCACCAGGCGATCTATGCCAACTCAAGCGGCGCCTGGGTGCCGCAGGGGCCGTACACGGAATGGGTTCCAAACTCGAAGTCGATCATTTTCGCGGAGTACGGATTCCCTGCATGCGACAAGGGCACCAATCAGCCGAACGTCTTTTACGACCCAAATTCCATTGAGAGCGACACGCCGTTCTGGTCGATCTGGGATCCGAGCGCGAGCGTCGTCGGCAATTACTGGCCGCGCCGGGATGATCTTTTGTATTTGCTCGCGCTGCAGGCGGTCTACGAATATTGGATCACTGACGGCAACAATGAAACCGTCGGCGGGATGCCGATGATTCAGACCGCGTTCATGTCGGTCTGGAACTGGGATGCGCGGCCGTTTCCGACGTTCCCGCAGAAGAACAGCATCTGGGGCGATTCCGGCAACTGGCCGGCAGGCGAATGGCTCGCGGGCAAAGGTCCTTTCGTGCCCGTGCCGGTGCCAGATAATGCGCCGCCGCCCGGTCCGTATTCGACATTTCCGTCGGTCCCGACGCTCGGCTGGTCGGTGACATATTCGCCGATGTTTTCGACCGGATCGGCGCTGCATACCTCCGGCCGCGAAGTTCGCGCGGCAAAATACGTCGCGCCGCTCTGGTCGGTCGAGTTGAACTACGACCTCCTGCGCATGGCGTCCCCAAACACCGAACTGCAGGAGATCATCGGCTTCTTCGCGCAGTCCCTGGGCGAGGATGCGCCGTTCTATTTTGCGCCGCCGACGCTCTCACCGGTGGCCGCACTGGCGATTGGTACCGGAGACGGCGCGACGGCAACGTTTCCGTTCGTTGTGATGATCGGAAGTTACCCGCTGCCCCCGGGGAACGTCGGGACGGTGTCGGCCGTGTACCTCAATGGTGTCGTGCAGCCGAGCGGCAATTACGCCGTGAATCATACGGCGCTCGCGCCCTCGGTCACGTTTGCAACCGCACCGCCGGCAGGTGCCGCCATCACGGCGGACTTCGACTGGTACTTCGTCTGCCGCTTTGACGACGACAGCGCCGATGCGGAGGAATTCATGTCCGGACTTTATGCGCTGCAATCACTGAAGCTGCGCACGGTGCGCTCATGACGACGCCGCCCAACTTGCCGAGCCTTGCCGGACTGTCCTGGTCGCGGCACAAGAAGCCCGGATTTTCCACCCGCGTAGCCTCGCACGCCTCCGGTCGCGAAGTGCGCGTCGCGCTGATGGAATACCCGCTCTACGAGTTTGAGGCGGTGTACAACGGCTTAGCTTCTAACGCGACCGCGGCATTCGCTGGCCTTGGCTCGTCCAGCTTGCAAGGCCTGATGGGTTTCTTTTTGCAGCTGCAGGGCCAATTCGGCACGTTCCTCTACACCGATCCAGACGACAACACAGTTACCGCGCAGGCCTTTGCGACCGGCAACGGCTCGACCACGGCGTTTACAATGATGCGAACGCTTGGCGGCTTTCTCGAGCCGGCCGGCTGGGTGACCAGTATTGCTAACGTCTATCTCAACGCCGTCGTGCAATCCGGCACCACCTACAGTCTGACGACACCGAACACGCTGATGTTCACCACGGCGCCGCCGAGCAGCGTCACGGTCTCGGCCGATTTCTCTTACGCCTTCAACTGCCGCTTCCTCGACGACCAGATGGACTTTGAGGAATTCATGTCGAACTTGTGGAAGCTCGACAGCATGAAATTTCGCAGCGTCAAGAGCTGGCTCGGCGGCTGAAGCGATGAATACTCTTTTCCTCGCGCTCTCGGGTTGGCGGGCGGCGCGAGCGCGCGGTGAAAAATGAAACCAGCATCATCTGCACTCAGGACCTATCTGAACAGCGCACGCTCGAATCCCGATGTGCCGCTGATCATGGCCGACATCTTCACATTCACGATGCTGTCCGGGGCGATTCTCTGCTACACCAACGTCGATGTAACATTCGCTTACAACGGCAACACTTATCTTGCGAATTCGATCCTGGTTGACGGCCTTAAATACAAGGCGTCGGTGGGCCTCGAGGTCGATCAACAACAGATTACGGTTTCGGCGCGGTCCACCGACACGATTACCGGCGGTGCGCCATTTCTGCAGGCGCTGCGCGACGGGTCCTTTGACGGCTGCGAAATCAAGCGCGAGCGCGTGTTCTTTTCCGACGTGATCGGCGGCACCGCGATCGGCTCCGTGACCTTGTTCAAAGGCCGGCTTGGCGTCATCGACGAGATCGGGCGGACCAGCGCCAAGCTCACGGTCAATTCCGATCTCGTGCTGCTCGACATCGATATGCCGCGCAACGTCTATCAGCCGACCTGCCTGCACACGCTTTACGATTCCGGCTGCACATTGGTGCAAAACGCATTCGGCAGCAGCGGCACGGTTGGTTCCGGATCCACGGCGTCCGTCATCAATTGGACCGGTGCCAGCCTGAACTTCCAGCAGGGAACAATCACGTTTACTTCCGGCGTCAATTCAGGCGCGACCGCAACCGTGGGCTCGGTTGCCGTAAGTACGTCGCTGACGCTGCTCTATCCGCTCGAAAGCGTGCCGGCGGTGGGCGACGGCTTTACGGTCTATTTCGGCTGCGACCACACGCCCGGAACCTGCAGCATCAAGTTCAACAATCTGGCGAACTTTCGCGGCTTTCCCTACGTACCGCCGCCGCAGATGGCGATCTGAAAACGGTCCTCCCTGTCTCGCGAGGAAAAATGGACGACATTGAGAGCAGGCAGCGCGCCGCGATCGTCGCGGCGGTGCGGTCGTGGATCGGCACGCCCTATCACAACTGTGCCGACATCCAGGGCGTGGGCGTCGACTGCGGCATGCTGCTGGTGCGCGTGTTCGTCGATGCCGGGCTGTGTGCAGCGTTCGATCCGCGGCCTTATCCGGTCGACTGGCATTTGCATCGCAGCGACGAACGCTATCTCGGCTTCATCTTCGACCGCGGCAGCGAGGTCACCGAACCCCAACCTGGCGACGTGATGGTGCTGCGTTATGGCCGCAGCTACTCGCACGGCGGCATCGTTACGAAGGCGCGGCCGGTTGCCATCGTGCATGCGTTCCATCCGGCGCGCATGGTTCTTGAGGAGGAGATCGGGCGCAACACCGTGCTGTCCGACACCAGCCGCGCGCCGCGGTTCTTCAGCTACTGGGCGAAGTCTTCTTCTCCCTCTCCCCGCACGCGGGGCGAGGGCATTGCCGCCGGCGCCGCGCGAGTAGATGCGTCATGAGCGGCCTGTTTGGTGGCGGTACGCAGACCACAACGCCGGACTACACCGGCCTGCAAATCCAGACCGCGGTCAATACGCTGCCGGTTCCGATCGTGTGGGGTGAATCGAAGCTCGCGCCGAACGTGGTCTGGTACAACAACTTTCAGATCGCTCAAGGCGGCGGCAAGGGGGGCGGGAAGGGCGGTCTCTTTGGCAACGGCAGCGCGGGGACCAGTTACAGCGCGGCGGTAATCATGGCCATTTGCGAAGGGCCCATTACAGCAATCAACCAGATTTGGAAGAACCAGTCGGTTTACAGTTTAAGCGAACTTGGATTGTCGCTGTTTACCGGCACGACGCCGCAAAGCGCGTGGAGCTACCTCGCAACCGCCTACCCATCAGAGGCGCTCGCCTATCAGGGCACCTGTTACGTGTGCGCGTCGGATTACAGTCTCGGCGACAGCGCAACGCTCGACAACCACAATTTCGAGGTCCAGGGCGCCTTCTTCGGCAGCGGGATCAACGGCCTTGATGCCGATCCCGCCGAAATCGTGAGTGATTTCCTGAGCAATGCCCAATATGGCGTCGGCTTTCCTTCCGCGTCGATCGACGCGACCACGCTGTTCGGCTCCAGTGGCGATCATTCGTTCCAGACTTACTGTAAGGCCGTCGGCTTTGGCTTGAGCCCGGCGCTGACCAATCAGGAGCAGGCATCGAGCATTCTGGCGCGCTGGTTGCAACTGACCAACACCGCGGCGGTGTGGTCCGGCGGGTTGCTGAAACTCGTTCCCTATGGAGACACAGCAACGACGGCGGGGACGCAGGTCGCCGTCACCCAGCAGCGGGAGATCGGCGAAGTAACCTCCGGCGGCAGCAATCCGGCGGGAATCACCGTCTGTAATTCGGCTTACTTCGTTTTCGACGGCGGCGTGACCTATTCCAGCACCGGCGCGCCGCTGAGCTATATCGGAACGTCATGGCCGACGGCGGCCGGAACCTACGGCATGTCGCCGGGCGGCACCTACCTGTTTGCTGACGGCGACGCGGGCACCAACGT